GCCAAAAAAGAACGGATTGCCGCCGGTTCTGGCGAAAAGATGCGTAAACCGGGCACCAAGGGCGCCCCGACTGCAAAAGCGTTCAAAGAGAGCGCCAAAACAGCTAAAAAGGGCAAATGATGCGCCGCATGACCCCCATGAAGACGCCGATGGGCCTGAAAATGCCCAAGCCGAAGGCCGAAATGGACGCGATCCCGCTGGCGCGTAAGCCCATGCCGGGTGGCAAGGACATTATCAGCATCACCACCAAGATGCGTGAAACGCCCATGAAGAAGGGCAAATAAGATGCCTTTGTCCAAATCTGCCAGCAAAGAGGCGTTCCGCAAGAACGTCAAGGCGGAAGTGAAGGCTGGTAAGCCGGTCAAACAGGCTGTAGCTATCGCCTACAGCGTCAAGCGCGAAGCGGCCAAAAAGGGTAAGAAGTAAGCATATGGCCGACCCCACAGGCATCCAGAAGGCGGGCCAGGTCGCCAACGTGGGGTCAAACCCTGAGAAGGTGCCTGCGCGCGACGACGACAAGATGGCGACCATGCGCCACCGCCTGAAGATGGCGCAGTCGGCGTACTCGGACAGCCGTGAGGACGAACTGGACGATCTGCGGTTTATGGCCGGCAGCCCGGACAACCAGTGGCAGTGGCCCGCCGACGTGCTGGCCACCCGCGGGTCGGTGCAGGGCCAGACGATCAACGCGCGTCCGTGCCTGACCATCAACAAGCTGCCGCAGCACGTCCGTCAGGTGACGAACGAGCAGCGCCAGAACCGGCCCAGCGGTAAGGTCATCCCTGCGGATGACAACGCCGACGTGCAAGTGGCTGAGATTTTCAACGGCGTGGTGAGGCACATTGAGTATATGTCCGACGCCGACGTGGCCTACGACACCGCCTGCGACAACCAGGTGACCTACGGCGAGGGCTACATCCGCCTGCTGACGGAATACTGCAACGACGAGACGTTCGATCAGGACATCCGCATCGGGCGCGTCCGCAACTCGTTCAGCGTCTACATGGATCCGACGATCCAAGACCCGTGCGGCGCCGACGCTGAGTGGTGCTTCATCACCGAAGACATCCTCAAAGAAGAATACGAGCGGATGTTCCCGGACGCGACGCCGATCAGCACGCTGTACAGCCAAGGCGTGGGTGATCAGGGCATCTCGTCGTGGCTTCAGGAAGACACGATCCGCATCGCGGAATATTTCTACAACACCTACGAAAAAGCCACGCTGCACCTGTACCCGGACAACCAGACTGCCTACCGCGGCACGCCGCAGGACAAGCAGCTTACGGCCATGTTTGGCAAGCCGATCCGCAGCCGCGAAGTTGACCGCAAGAAGGTCATGTGGATGAAGACCAACGGCTACGACGTGCTGCAAGAGCGCGAGTGGGCCGGCAAGTGGATTCCGGTCGTGCGCGTCATCGGCAACGAGTGGGAAGTTGACGGCCAGATGTACATCAGCGGCCTTGTGCGGAACGCCAAGGACGCCCAGCGCATGTACAACTACTGGACGAGCCAAGAAGCCGAGATGCTGGCGCTGGCTCCCAAGGCACCCTTCATTGGCTACGGCGGCCAGTTCGAAGGCTACGAGATGCAGTGGAAGACCGCCAATACGACCAATTGGCCGTATCTGGAAGTCAATCCCGACGTGACGGATGGAGCCGGGGCTGTCCTCCCCCTGCCCCAGCGCGCGCCTCCTCCGTTGCCCCAGACTGGCCTGATCCAAGCCAAGATGGGGGCTGCTGACGACATCAAGGGAACGACTGGCCAGTACGACGCCAGCCTTGGGATGCAGGGCAACGAACGCTCTGGTAAGGCCATCCTCGCCCGCGAGAAGCAGGGCGACGTGGGCACGTACCACTACGTGGACAACCTGGCCCGCGCGATCCGCCACATCACCCGGCAAATCGTGGACATGATCCCGAAGATTTACGACACGCAGCGCATCGCCCGCATCATCGGCGTTGACGGTGAGGTCGATATGGTCAAGTTCAACCCATCGCAGGCTGAACCTGTCAAGGAAATCCGCGACCAGATGGGTGCGCTGATCGAAAAGGTCTACAACCCCAGCGTTGGCACCTACGACGTGATGGTCACGACCGGCCCAGGCTACATGACCAAGCGTCAGGAAGCCTTGGACGCCATGTCGATGATCCTGCAATCCAATCCGCAGCTTTGGACTGTGGCCGGCGATCTGTTCATCAAGAACATGGATTGGCCCGGCGCGCAGGAGATGGCAGCGCGGTTTAAGAAGATTCTTGACCCGAAGGTTCTGTCGGAAGGCGATCAGTCGCCTGAGATGATGGCCGCCCAGCAGCAACTGGAGGCCATGACGCAAGAACTGAACCGCATGACGGACATCATCTCCAACGTGCAGGATAGCGTCGCCCAGCGCGAGGTGGACATCAAGGAATACAAAGCCCAGGTGGACGCCTACGACGCCGAGACGAAGCGGATCAGCGCCATGCAGCAGAGCATGACGCCAGAGCAGATTCAGGACATCGTCATGGGCACCATCGCTGCGGCTTTGGACACCGGCGACCTGATCGGCGGGGCGCCGCAGATGCGCGAGATGCCCGACATGGAGATGGAACAGCCTGAGATGGGCCAGATGCAGCCTGAGATGCCAGAGATGGGCGAAATGCAGCCCGAAATGCCGCCTGAAGGAATGATGGAATGAAGTGCGCGGACTTTGTAGGGATGCTGTTTCTGGCGCGGGATGTGACCCATTCCGCCCACCTGAACACGCGCAGCTATGCCAAGCACGTCGCGCTGAACGAGTTTTACGATGGTATCATCGACTTGGCGGACAAGTTTGCCGAAGCCTACCAAGGCAAGTACGGTTTGATCGGGCCGATCTCGCTGATGTCGGCCAAAAAGACCAACAACGTGGTCGAGTTCCTCGAAGGCCAGCTAGAAGACCTTGAGCAAATGCGCTATAAGGTCGTCGATAAGGAGTGTACCCCGCTCCAGAACATTATCGACGAGATTTTCGGGCTGTACTACACCTCGTTGTATAAGCTGAAATTTCTGGCGTAAGGAACGACTATGGAACTGCTTCGCCCATTGAATGACTCCGGGTTCGCGACGCAAAGCGTCGCTTACACCGGCACTGCCGGGTCTGTGACCGGCTGGCCTGCCGGCCCGCAGGGCGTCCTGGTGTGGTGTACAACTGACGCCTACGTCCTAGTGGGTGATGGCGTGACGGCCACGTCCGCAGCCACGCCGCTGCCTGCGTACACGCCCGTGCCGATCACCGTCCCGCAGGGGACTGGCGGTGTGTGGCGCGTCAGCGCGATCCAGATCAGCGCCGGCGGCACGATGTACGCAAAGCCGATCAACATTCGATGAGCTTTGGAATCCCCGTCCGCAATGGCCTCTCCATAGGGCTTTTGGCTTCGACGTTCCTTACGTCGGGTTCTGGACGGCTTGTCCCTAGGCTCACACTGAATTTTCTGACCGGCGCACCGCTGGACAGCCGCATCACGTTCACCCGCTCCACCACGGCTACGTTTGTGGGCAGCGATGGCCTGATCCAGTCGTCAGCGATCAACACCCCGCGCTTTGACTATAACCCGCTCACGCTGGCTCCGCGCGGCCTGCTGATCGAGGAGCAGCGGACGAACTTGCTGTTGCGGTCAGAGGAGTTCGATAACGCGGCGTGGACGAAGACGCGCTCTAGCATCACGGCTAACGCTACAACCTCGCCCGATGGTACAGCGAACGCGGATAGATTTGTCATAGACATTACGCCGGCAACCAACCATGCAGTTGGTCAGTCTGCTTCAGTAACCAGCGGGACAACTTACGCGCTCACCGTGTTTGCTAAAGCCGATCAGTTTAGCCAAATCAATTTGCGATTTTCGGCTCAATTTCCAGCCGGAAACGCTTATTACGACCTAAATAGCGGAACTGTTAGTTCAAGCGGAACTGTTGTTTCGGCTTCCATGACCTCGTTTGGCAACGGCTGGTGGCGCTGCGTCCTTGTGATGACTGCCAACGCAACCGGCGCGGCGGCAGGCCAAATCTTTCTTGCTCAAAGCAATTCGATTACCATATTGATAGGCGACGGCACCAGCGGCCTGTTTCTCTATGGCGCGCAACTCGAAGCCGGCGCGTTCCCCTCCAGCTACATCCCCACCGTGGCATCCACGGTCACCCGCGCGTCTGACAACGCGACAATGACAGGTACTAATTTTTCAAGTTGGTACAACGCTAGTGAAGGGACGTTTGTTGCGTCGGCGGCTGTGTTTTCAACAGCGTCCAACAGAGGGGTATATGCAGCCTCTGACGGTTCAGGCGCGAATGAACTTTTTCATTATGTATCAACTACCGCAAACAATCTTGTGACAACTGCCTCTATTAGCCAAGCAAACGTAATAATTTCTGGCCCAGTTTTAGTTAACACAGTGTTTAGCGATGCGTTTGCTTACCGTGCAAATGACATTAGCGCAGCGTTTAACGGTATTTTGGGTACGCCAGACACATCCGCTACGATACCTACTGTAAATCAACTGCGCCTTGGTGCGCGTGGTGATGCCGCTTTAAGGCTGAACGGACACCTCCGCACCATCACCTACTACGCCTCTCGTCTTACCAACGCGCAGCTACAAGCGGTTGCATCATGATTGACCTCTACCTCTCCGCACCCACCGAAAAAGCGATGACCGCCGCGCTGACCGCTGCGGGCATCATCAACGACGAAGGCTTCCCGGTAGCCGGCGTCTCGCTTGACCACATCGGGCCATTCAGCCGCGTGACGGGATACGACAAGGCCGACGAGCCTATCGTCGCAGACTATCCTGATTGGCACACCAATCTGCGCGGCGACTTTACCGACGAACAGCTTGCTGCGTTAGAGCCGTTGAGCGTTCAGCCATCAGTCCCGCACCGCGTGTGGGCCTGACGTTGCACACAGATACTGTATAGTGTAGATTACACAGTAACCGTACCGGCGAGGCTCACCGGGAACTCCATAGGGGTTATACATGGACGAGAATGTCCCAAACGAAGCGGATGCCTCCGCGCCGGAACTGGAAGCCACGGCAGCAATCCAGCCCGCAGAAAACACGACGCCGGAAACGCCTGTCGAACAGGAAGCATCCAAGACTTTCTCCCAGGAGGAACTGGACGCCATCGTCGGCAAGCGGCTTGCAAGGGAACAGCGTAAGTGGGAGCGTGAGCAAGCCCAGCGACTGGAAATGGCTCAAGCGCAGAAAGCGGCAGCACCGCCTTCTGATCTGAGTGCCGACCAGTTCAACACCTACGAAGATTACGCAGAGGCTCTGGCCGAACGTAAAGCGGAGGAATTGTTGGCGCGGCGGGAAACCGCCAAGCAGCAACAGGCATTGCTCGAAAACTACCACGACCGTGAGGAGTCAGCGCGGGATCGGTACGACGACTTTGAACAAGTCGCCTACAACCCTAACCTGTCCGTCACGGAGACAATGGCGCAAAGCATCCAGGCTTCCGACATTGGCCCCGATGTCCTGTATTGGCTCGGTTCCAACCCGAAGGAAGCGGATCGCATTGCCCGGCTGCCGCCCATTTTGCAGGCTAAAGAGATCGGAAAACTTGAAGCCGGCATGGCCTCAAGCCCGCCGGTTAGAAAAACTTCAACCGCCCCGGCACCGATTGCACCTGTCACAGCCCGCGCTTCTGGCGCGCCGACGTATGATACGACCGACCCTCGTTCGACAAAGTCGATGAGTACGTCGGAATGGATCGAAGCGGAACGGATGCGGCAGATCAAGAAGTACGAGGCACAACGCAACCGTTAATTTGGGACTACCACCATGGCTAACTCGATTCTTACTATCGACATGATCACGCGGAAGGCTCTCGAAATCCTCGAGAACAACCTCGTGCTCACCCGCAACGTCAACCGTCAGTACGACGACAGCTTCGCTGTCGAAGGTGCCAAGATCGGTTCGACCCTGCGTATCCGTCTGCCCGACCGCGCTCTGGTCACGGACGGCGCTGCCCTTCAGGTGCAGGATGACAACGAGCAGTTCACCACGCTGACCGTTGCCAACCAGAAGCACATCGGCGTGAACTTCACGACCGCCGAACTGACCATGCAGTTGGACGACTTCGCAGAGCGCGTGCTGAAGCCGCGTATCTCGCAGCTTGCCTCCAGCATCGACGCTGACGTGGCCAACGCCTACGCCACCATCGGCAACACGGTCGGCACCCCCGGCACCACCCCGTCCACTTCGCTGGTTCTGCTTCAGGCCCAGCAGAAGCTGAACGAAAACGCTGCCGTGATGTCGCCGCGCTATGCGACGGTCAACCCGGCTGCCAACGCTGGCCTGGTTGAAGGCATGAAGGGCCTGTTCAACCCGACCGACACCATCAGCAAGCAGTTCAAGAACGGCATGATGGGTACCGGCGTGCTTGGTTTCGAAGAAATCAACATGTCGCAGTCGATCAAGCAGCACACCACCGGCACCCGTACCGCCACCGGCGGCACGACCTCGGCTGCTGTTACGGCTGAAGGCGCCACCACCATTGCCATCACCGGCGCTGGTGCAGCGGCTACTGTCCGTGCTGGTGACGTGTTCACCGTGAACGGCTGCTTCGCTGTGAACCCGCAGACCCGTGAAAGCACTGGTTCGCTGTTCCAGTTCGTCGCGCTGGCCAACGTCACGTTGGGCGCTTCGGGCGAAGGCAACATCACTGTTGCCCCGATCTACTCGGCTACCAACGCGCTGGCCACTGTGAACTCGCTGCCGGCTACTTCGCAGGCTGTCGTGTTCGTGGGCGCTGGCGGCACCCAGTACGCGCAGAACCTGGTGTACCACAAGGACGCCATCACCTTCGCCACCGCCGACCTTCTGCTGCCGCAGGGTGTCGATATGGCGTCGCGTCAGGTGCATAACGGCATCAGCCTGCGTATCGTTCGTCAGTACGACATCAACAACGACCGTATGCCTTGCCGCATCGACGTTCTGTATGGCTACAGCACGATCCGTCCGCAGATGGCTTGCCGCATCTGGGGCTAACCTGAAA